ATTTTGAATATCAACTATACTTTCTAGAGTTGAGAAATAGAGCTTTAAATAACATTTAAAGACTGTCTTCAATTCTTCTATATCTTTACACTCATCTATTTCATTACATAGTTTAGTATATTCAAATAATTTAGTTAAATCTTTAATTTCAACTTTTTCTGGATTTTTCATTACATACTCCAAAGAAAAAATAAGGTTTTGTTGGATCTTTTAAGGAAGGTTTAAAATTTAGTACTTTAGCCCCAGGATATATTTTATTTACCTCATTAGTTATATCACTTTTAGATGGTCTAATAAAACCAGGAACAAAAAATTGAATCATTCTATAAATTCCTTTCCAAGACAATAGTATAGAATAAGTATTTCCAGCTTCTTGTAATCTTGTATACTCTTCATTTACTTTTTTAGATTTGTTGCCCCAGTTATCTGCCCCTACTTTTCTACAACGAACAAGAGCACCTGAAGCATATGCACTTGGCCAAACTTTATATCTAGATCTAACTTTATAATAACATGCATCTTTAGTTCCACTTCCCTTCCCAGGAATATCTTTAGTTGCTTCTTTTAATGTTGGTTCTGCTTTTATATAATGTTTGTGCTTTTTGCCCCCAGAAAATGTTGGAACATTAGTAGGCTTTGCTGCTCCAGATTTAAGTTGTTGGTTTTTATCTTTTTCTCTTTTACGTCTAACTGCAGATCTAATTAAAGCTAACCCAGTTTTACCTTTTCTCTTTAATGCTTTTAGTCGATCACTACTAAAACATTTTGGAGTTTTTGTTTCACCTGGTTCATTAGCACAAGGGGATCCATCTGGTTGGACCCACCCTTTTGCGGTCTTACCACTCTTTGTTTTTCCACTGGAACCTCTATACCAATGGAATAAGGTTCCCTCTTTAACTTGAGATTTACTTTCTACTTTTTTCAACATATCATAATAATTTGGCACTTCATCTATATGTTGTGAGGCAATGATACTGGCGAGTTTTTTATCCTTAGTATGCTCTAGTTCTACTTTGGAACCTTTCTCTAATTGCTTATTAATATATTCAATAGAAACATCATGTTTTTTTGCAAGCTCTTCTGGAGATTTGTGAGATTTAAATTGTTCGCTGTAAAATCTAAAATCTTGAAAAGTTTTCATCCTATTTCTCCTTAGAACTTTGTTTGAGAAACTTTTGAAGCTCAGCAGTAGAACCTACAAATAACGCATTTGTAGTATTATTCGTAATTTTTCCAGAACTATCTTCAGATTCTATAGACTTAATTTTTTGCTGATTATCTAAAAGTTTATCTGATAACTCACCAACCGCTTTTAATAATTGACCTACAACTTCAAAATCTCTAGCTTTTTGAGTTTCCTTGGCAATATCTAACATTTCATAAGCAGCATCACTTCCTAATTGAATAAGCTCATATACTGTATTTCTAGTGTGAACCTTGTCACTTTCTAAAATATCTGTAGTTAAAGGCTTTTTAATCTCTTTTTTAGCTTGACTTAATATTTTCTTAGAAATATCTTTTACATCAGGCTCCAATTCAACTTCAATATCTAAAGCATCATTTATTGAATCAAAATTCTTTTTCATAAGTCTATACCTTTTCTTGGGCTATAAATTAGACCATCACCAAAATCAAAGGTTTCTTCATTAAATTCAAAATCATCTCCAGGCTCAATAAGTTGATCATCAGAAGAAGATATTACATCTATGACATCCCCTTCTAAGTGATCAGCTATCACAGTACCATCCTGACCTCTAAGAACCTCAATAGTGTTTCCATCTATTGATTTTATATACATATTTTCATTATTTATTTGGATATATGATTTTTCTACTAAAGATGTACTATCTGAAACTAAAAATTTAGTAATATTTGTAGATATATCCTGAGCTATTGTTGTAGTATTATCATTATTATAATCTTTAGTTGCTCTAGGAGTTACAATATATCTTCTTTGTCTAGATGCAGAATTTCTATTGGTATCTGTATAATAATCTACTTGTACTTTTTTGATAATATTACCATCATTGTCAGTATCGACAGGACCAAAAAAGAATATTTTTGCTACAAAATTTAATTTAGTAGTTATAAATCTTCTAGTATCATAATTCCCTTCATAATCATCTTGAAATGGAGATATTCCTTGTAAAATTAAAGGTACATCTCTTTTTTCTCCAATAGTTGAAGATAAATTAATTGATAAATTAAATTCGGGTCTAAAAAATGGTAGAATTTGTTCTATAATTTGGAACATATCATCATTATATTTTGTAGCGATTGTAAGTTCAAAAGGCAAGTTATATGGAACTGGCATATATAATTGCCTTGGAGTTTTATTTGGACCTACTAAAGTATTAAAAGTTTGTAATGATGAAGACTTTCTAGATACATCATAATTTAATTGACCTATCTCAAATGTCATTCTAGGTAATGTAATGGCAACTCTATTTCTCAAGTCTGGCTTTTGTTCTATTCTAGATAGAAATTTTTGAATAGGTCCATATGAAATTGGAACTTTTATATAGCTAAAATCTTCTCCCTCTTCATTTTGATGACGGATATAGATATTATTGAACATCGTGCCAAATGCAGCAGATGTTCTTCTTATGATTTCGTGATAATAAAAGTTCCCGTTCATTTTAGTACAGTTTCTCCTTAAAGTATTTAGAATTCTCCAAAAGGATTAGACTCACTAAAATCTAATATTTGATCTGCCTCGTCCTCTATTTCATCGTTTGAAGCAAAAGGATCATATAAATCGTCAGTTTCAATAGAGTAAATTGTATGTGTAGCAGCAGAACCAACTACACTTTCCCCTAAGGCAAAATTTCCGTCTATTATAGAAACTTTTAAAGTTCTAGTAACAGAATTCCAGTCTTTAACATATGCACTAGTTCCAGTAGATACTCCACGAACAACTTCGTTAAATATGTATTTCCCTGTGGATATTCCAATTGGTTGAGATACTGTTATAATTGGATTTGTGGTATACCCTGATCCAGCATTTATATATCTAACCGTAGATATATTTCCATTTGAATTTATTAAAGCTATTGCTTGAGCGTTAATTCCAGATGGAGAAGTAGATATACTCAATGTTGGAGGTTTTGAATATCCACTTCCAGGATTTAGTATTTCTATTTGGGGTAAAACTCCATTGTTTATTATAGAAGTTCCAATAAATCCAGAACCAGAACTAGATTGTATTAAAACTTTTGGTGGAGTTGTATATCCAACACCAGGATTTACAATTAATATTTTATCTATTGTAGAATTTTGATTTGTTGATGTTAAAATTGCTACAGCACTAGCATTTATACCACCTGGGGGAGCTTTTTCTATAATAACTTCAGGAACAGATTTATATCCATAACCCCCATTTATTATATCAATATAAGATACTGATTTTTGATTTGGATATAATAAATTTTTATTTGTCATTTCGGCTTTAATTACTCCCACACTAGAAAGCGGACTTGCCATCTTAATAGTTGATATGTAACCAAAATCTTTCACTGTATTATCTACAGAATTTAATCCAGTATCTATAATTTCATCTTCATATTCAAATAATTCACACCTTAGTTCATATACATATAAATTATTTAATTGATAAAATGGTCGTTTTCCTTCAACATATTTTATTTCAAATAGACCATTATCTAAAGGGAGATATATTAAATCTCCTTCTTGAGGTCTAGTTGCAAGTTTTATATTAGATTGAGATAATAAAAATGGTGATATTAAATCTTCATATCTTTCTTTTGATATTATAAAAGTTACCTCATCAGTACTCCTAACCCCAAATTTTGATAATATATCTCCTTGACCTCCAAATCCATCTGTAGTTGATATATAAGCTTCTAAATGAAAGCTATCATCAAACTTAGATACTAGAATCTCTTTTATTATTTTCTTTTCTGTTATAAATTTTCTGGGCATGTATACAATATCTTGCCCAAACATCTTCAACTGTTCATTTATCAAATCTTGTACTAATCTTTGTTCTGAACTTGTACCGTTAATGAAGTATGGATTGAGTGGCATAATAAATTATCCAATTAGACCTAAAGGTGGAAGTTCATATTCATCTCTCAATTGTTTTTCTATTTCTTCCAATTCTTTTTCTGCATCGGCATATATTTTTTCTCCGTTCAAAGTTATTCCACCAGGTAGTTGAACACCATTAAATTT